GACTCTTCGCGCGGGTAGCCGGGCTCCATCATGGCAATCGGGAAGCTCCCGATGCTCTGGTGGCGACCGTGGTCGAACTGGATAATGGGCGGCTTCTCGCGGAAGGACTTCTTCATTGAGCCGGGCGCGAGCTGCTCTAGGAATCGACCCTCGTAGCTGTCGATGACGGTGGTCCGGTTGAACACCGCGGCGAACCCGTCCAGGGTTAGGCCGTCGGAACGCTCGTCATCCTCGGCGCTTCGCACCGCGAACGGGGCCTGGCGCACGCCGTCCATAGGCGGGCGCGCAAGTGCGCGGCTCGGTCTTGCCGTCACGCGGCACCTCCTGGGGTTGGCGCCGGGGTCCGTTGGGCGCCCGGCGGGAGCAGTTGCACACTGGTCAGCCCGGTGTGCGTGAGCAGTCGAAGATCCCCGGCGTCGACCGCGGCGACGACCGAGTCGGGCTCGTAGCCCGCGGTGATCAGGGTGCTGATGGTTTCGGCGCGCACCTTGGCGATCTCGGCGGCGTCTTTCTCGTCCTCGCGCAGGAATGGCACGTTGTCGGCGTCGTACCAGAGCCGGATGTCATCGGTGCCGCCGCGGACGGTGGTGCCGCCGGGCTTGGGGATGACTTGCTCGATGCTGCTGGCCAGGTTCTGCCACAGCGGGTGCGCGGTCGCGTCCGCCAGCCGGCGCCGCGCCTGGCCGTAGTTGGAATAGGTCGCCGCGGCCAGGCCTTCGGACAGCCCGACGATGACCGGCGGGACGCCGGCGGCCGCGGCGATGCGGGTCTCGCCGCCGCCGCGGACGTGGCGGAAGTCGATCTCCTGAAGGTTGGAGCCGACCGGGGTGGCATCCGCGCCCGGGTAGAGGTTGAGGTTCTTCCAGGCGTTGTCGGCGCCGCCGTGCTTGGCCTGCATCTCATCGGCCCAGCGCCGCACCGCGTCTGGGTCGGCCAGCGGGGAATGCTTGATGATCATGTTGACCGTCGCGCCGTTGGCGAAGAACTTGGACTGATGTTTGGTCATGGCCTGGTCGGCCTGGATCTCGCGCAGGATCGGCGTCAGCCAGGACATGCCGCGGTAGCTGGCCAGCGGGTCCGGTATCGGGGCGTACTGCACGACCTCGCTGGCGGCGAAGCCGACGCCGTTGGCTCCGTTGCCGCGGCCGCCCTCGTGGTAGACGTAGCCGAGCTTGCGCCAGCCGACCTGGCCGCCGTCACGGTTCAGGCGCTCCTCGACCACGACGTCGACCCAGTCGGGGCGCATCCTGACGAACTCGCCGTCGATGATGGTCCAGTAGCTATTGCCCGCCAGGTCGGCGTCCTGAATCATCCGGCTGAGCATGTCCTGGGTGGTGCCGCCGACCCATGGGCGCTCAAGGATGCCGAGCTCGCGGGAGCCGAAGCTATCCGAGGGCTTACCGTCGCGCAGGCGCTGCCAGCGGAACCGGATTGAGCTGAATACCAACTGCCTGACCAACATGCAGGCGAACACGACGCCGTTGGCGCTGTAGGCCTGATTGGCCAGACCGACGAAGGTCGACGGCGCCATCTCGACCGACTGGCCGCCGACGAGGGTCTGCTGCACGCCGCTGGTCAGTGCGCCGCCGTAGCCGTAGCCGATACCACCGAAGGCGAACTGGTTATAGAGCGCGGCATACTCGTCGGTGGTCATCCGCTGTTGCGGGGCCGACGATTGGGTCAGTCGGTCCAGCAGGCTCATCCGGTCGTCCCGCCGTCGCGCAGCAGGACCACGGCGGCCATGACGGCCGAGGAGCCGATCAGGGTGCCTCCGGTGATCATCGACCAGCCCGCGCCGGCCAGTAGAGCCACTCCTGCCGTGACCAGCGCGATGGAGACGGCCACCGCCGCGGCTGTTGCCGCGAACACGAGCTGTGCTGCGCTCACGAGTAGAAACTCCAGACGTCTACGGGTTGCTGGCGGCCGTTGACGATCAGCCCGTGCAGGGCGAGCGTGACGGCGACCAGTTGGGTGATGTCGCTGTTTCGGTCCTTGCGGTCCCAGGCCCACGAGTCGAGTAGGTCGCGCGGCTTGCCCGCGCAGACCGAGGCGGCCAGCTCGGCGGTGCCGCCGTGGCGCAGGCCGTCCTCGTTGACCAGGCCGTAGAACTTCTGGCACGCCGCGGCCATGGCGGCGGCGGTGGTCTTGCTGACCTCGACGCCGAGGGCCTGGATGTCGTCGATCAGCGCCCCGGCCGCCGACTTCTCATCGACCACGACCGCGCACGGCTTCCACTTGTCGGACAGCTCCTTGATCCGCTCGGGGATCCAGCTGGTGCCGCTGCGGGTGGTGACGTCGAGCTGGCCGCTGACCGCCGGGATGATGCCGACGTGGACGCGGCCGTCCTCGCGGTATCCGGCCACCGCGATGGCGGCGGCGGTCTGGGCGCGGTTGACGTAGACCGCGAACGAGACCGGGTCATTGGGCGCGGAATCCGTGTCGGCCAGCGACGCCCAGGTCTCCGGTGAGATCAGCCCGCTGCCGATGGCCGGCCAGATGCCCATGCCCTCGCGCAGGAAGCCGTCGACGGTCAGGCCGCGGCGCAGCCGTTGGATGGACTCCCACGGCGTGCGGTGCGGGTAGCTGGGATTAGCGCGGGCGATCTGGCGCTTATCGTCGGGGTCGGCGTCCTCGTCGGCGCCGCACTCGATCCAGACCATGCCGTCGGACTCCCCGGAGAGCGCCTCGGTGCGCATCCGGGTGAAGGCCTCGGAGTTGTCGTCCGGCTTGGGCGGGGTGCCGACGTAGAGCGCCAGGCCGAACTGCGAGGTGTTCATCGTCGCGAGCATGTTTTCCAGCGCCCGGTCACTCAGGATCTGCGCCTCGTCCATGACGAGGATGTCGACGCCGGGGATGCCACGGCCAAAGCCGCGCTCGCGGGCGCCGAACAGGATCCGGCTGCCGTTGCGGAACCGGATCTCCTCGTCGCCCGAGCCGGTGTAGACCTGCCTGATGTAGGGCCTGGCCTTTGCGCGCTGGGCGAAGGCCTGCATCGACAGGAACGTCTCGCCGTGGGTCCGGGCGTGGTGCGCCGACCAGATAACCAGCAGGCCCGGGGTGTTGATGCACAGCCCGAAGATCATCCCGGCCAGCAGGTAGGTCTTGCCGACCTGGCGCGGCAGGCTCATGCCGGCCCCGCCGACCATCGCGGCGAGCTTGCCGTCGTCGCGCTTGGCCAGGATCAGCCGGCCCGCGCCGTGCTGCCACTCGTCGAAGGCGATGCCGAGCTTGGTCTCGCAGGTCTCGCGCACCGCCGGCCAGCCGGTTGAGGTGATCCCCGACGGCTGGACGACGTGGCGCGCGACCTCAGATAGCCGACTCGTCCCAGGTTTCGTCTGCAGAGCCATTGTCCTCGGACGACTCCTGGCGCGCGCGCACGTCCAGGGCCTCGATCTCCTTGGCGATGTCCTGCAGACGCCGGGTCAGCGAGGACAAGTCGCGCGGTGGGCAGTCGGGATTGGAGACGGTCCTGGCGATCCGCTCGCGCATGGCGACGAGCAGCTCGCGGTGATCGCCGCCGGCGGCGGCCTCGGCGACCGACTTGCGCTTGCTCCGGGTCGCGCGCGGCTTGGCGTCTGCCGTTTCCCCTGATCGGACGGCCCGTAGGCCTGACCTAGCTGCCATGTCGCACCTCCTCGGCCGCGGTGATTGACGGGTGCCAGATGCACTGCACGGCAACGGTTTTCGTTTACTGGGTGGGCGCTAATACCGTTGCCGCACAACGGGTTTCGCTCTCAGTTAAGTTTGCTGGAATTGGTGGTGGTGTGGAAACTTTGGTAGATAGAGCGCCCGACTGCGCCTGGGATCAAAGTCCTGGCTAACCCACGATGGGCTACGGCCCCCCCTGACCTGCGGTTATGCACCGGCCAGCTAACTGGCATCAGGCCAGAGGTGGCCTAGATGCTTGCGCCTGCAACGATGCCGGTCACCACTGTCGCGAGCCGTCGGTGGATGGGAGTTTGCTGGCATGTGGCACCAGTCCGGCGCGCTGGTCGGCGTACCACTTACGGGCGACCAGTCGCATCCGCCACGGGCGCTCGCGGGCGATGCGTTCCATGACCACGTCCTCGCCGGGGTCGATGCAGATGACCCGGGCGCCGTGGCGGCGGTAGTGCTGGACACGGGCCGCGCTCGGAGTGGAGTGGATCAGGTAGACGTCGTGGGAGTCGGCCAGTCGTAGCGCGGTGTCGATGGCGGCCAGGCGGGCAGCCTTGGCCACTGCACGGATGTGCTCGGGCGGGCTATGCGGGTCATCGCCTGGCTTGGTCAGCACCGAGGCGATGGCGTCGAAGTCGATGGTGATGTCGCCGTGCTTGGCGCGTTGGGCGACCCAGCTCGACTTACCCGAAGCGGGTGGTCCGACGACCAAGTACAGCGTCACCAGTCTCTCGACTTGTCTGCTCGGATGACTGGCTTGCCATTGCGGGCC